TACCGTTAGTAACTAGTCTACGATACTTGTCGATAGCATTGTGGTTTCGGGCCCAAGTGGCTCCATACTTCTCTGCGATGTCCCTCTCGGACATGCCCTGCTTCACATCGGCCATGAGAAGCATCAGATCGTTCCGTTTTCCAGCGGCGGGTGGTTCTCCTTGTTCCCAGGGTCCATCGAGACGTCCCTCGTCCTTGCGACAATAGTCTCGGGCCTGATCGTGAGTCCCACGGCGGGGCTCGAAGTGCGCACGGGGCGCAAGACGGCGGAGAGCTGCGAGCCTACGGTTCGACGGGAAGTAGAGGTAGCCCTGATAGTGAGGGGTTCCTGACTCTCCCTGCTCAAGCTGGTAGACGAGGTAGGAGGCGCCCCACTGGGTAGGGTCCTCTGTTGCGAGAAGCGGTTCATTGCGGTTGGGGTTGTTGAGAGTGAAGCACCAAGCTCTGGTTTGTGCTGTGGATGCGAGTGCTCTTTCCATGGTTCTGTTGGTACAGAGGTTGAGGGTGGTAATACTGCTGTACCAGCCACCCTCAACCTCTTATACCCCACCAACACGTGATTTTTTTCAAAGAATGTTCAGAACGCAAATTTATTGACGAATGAAATGAGAATCCAGGCACCAGCCAATGGAATCAGAATCCGGATTTTGGCCAATCAGCGATCCTCGTAGAAGACTCGAGCTTGGCACGTGAACTGGGTGAGATTGACGGCGGAGACACAGGGCATGACCATGGCGATGTTGTTGCCACGAATATCGGCACCGTTAGCTGAGGTGTAGGAGATGATGAGGTCGAGGTCAAGGACGACCTCCATGAGAGGTTGGTTGAGATGCTGGTAGTTCAAACTGCCAGACCAGTTCGTGAGACTCATAGTGTAGGTTTCATCATGAAGGATGTTGAACCTGTCACGATAGTACTTGTTCTGAAAGGCAGCGATAGTGTTGCTCTGCAGAACAGTAGCGGGAGGAACGTTTACCCCCGCGAACTGCTTGTCGTGGAAGACAACGGTTCTGACGTAGGGACCAGTAGGGTCAGTCTCGTGCGCAGTAGTGTAGTATCTGAGGAGGATACGACGGACGAGGATCTCACGGCCGATGCGCTGACCGTCGTCTCTGCCTCGAGGGATCTGAACAAGGGAGTAGACGGCACTGAATCCAGGGGCGGGGGTGAGAGGCTGGGAAAAGGCAAAGTCGTAGACTTTGCATCCTGAGAGGAAGACGTCCCTGTCACCGTGTGCATACCTTTGGGCCATGAAGAGGAAAATGAAAAATGATTTTAGAACGTGATGTTTATTTGATAGGCCTGCTCCCCTACCGCTCCAAAGTCGCTCCGGTCCGCGACGGCTGGTGGGTAGTCCTCCGGACAGGTTCACGGATGGGAAAGGCTGGTGACGTCATGTTTAGTCATCTCGATAGCGGATGCGAACAATGCCCTTGAAGTCGTTGAGGGCGGTGGAGGCACCATAGAGGTAGCCGATCATGACGATGTTGTTAGACCTGACAGTGGTGAGAGCTCCTGAAGTGGCACTGTTGTCAAAGATGATGGGGATGTTGCACTTGCGATACATCTGTTGGAACTTGGGTCCCATGAATCTCATTGTACCCGCAGAAGCGAGAGTGGAGGGAGTGAAGCGAATGAACTTGTCATGGAGAACAACGAATCTGTCCGAGTTGTCGAGGTTGCGGTAGGCGAGAGCCGAATTGACATTCATGATGTCAACGTAGGCAGGGGCTGCTCCGTTGCACTGTTTGTCGAGCACAAACATGAGTCTCATGTACACAGTGTTAGACTCAGTGTGATGAACATCCAGCTGATACATAGCCTGAATGGAGGTGATGGTGATCTGTCTTCCAATGCGACCAGAAGGACCATCTCCAATAGGGACCGGGTTGATGGAGGTCAATCCCCACGAGGTTCCGTTAGGGAGACCAGATGCGTTGGCGTTGATGTCCAGGAACTTGCTTTCGACACCAGAGGGCTGAAAGCGACCGTAGACTCCACCAGTTCTCGCGAAGCCAGGGAGACCAGGGGTCCTGCGAATGATAGCATTCGTGCGACGACGTTTTCCAGTAGAGAGGAACTGGTTGGCAGCGGGGGTCTTGAACCCAGTTCGAGGAGAGGGCGTGTTCCACATCTGAAACCTGGTTGGAGAGACTGGGCTTCTTCTTGGAGTCCGGTAGGAAGAGGGAGAGAACATGTGAACGCAAACCGGTTTTTGAGAAATGATTTTTTTTTGGGGAACTTGAGTTTATTCAAAGGGGTCCTGGGAGGTTTCATCCTGCTCGTAGCACAAGCAAGGTACGCAGAAGCAAGCTTCGCAGTAGTAGGATCCCATGGGTCGATCAAGGTCGTCTTCTTCATCAGAGAGCTGTGAGGTCGACAACAACGACGGGGGCTCGTGGAAGGCATCCCGTCTCTGGAGTTTCTCGGGAGGAGGACTGTCCGGCTCGTCGCTCTCCAAGAGAGGAGGAGGCGTCGGAGGGATCTCGAGGACCGGAGGGAGTTCCTGAGTCACGGAGAGGGGGTTGCGAGGGCGGGGACGGGAAATGAGTTGGGGAGATGACCAGGCGACTGGTGGCCCCGAAGTCCTGTCCCTCTTGCCAAGGAGTTGGCAGTCGGTCGGTTCGGTCTGCCCGAAGTGGAGGATCGGAGCTGGAGCTCGAGTCGCTCGAGGGATGACGGGAACCGGAGGTTGTTCGGCCCAGGTCGTAGGGATACGCTCGGTCGGGGGACGGATCACCTTCGAAAGGAGTTCGGAGCTCTCCCTTGAGATGATGCGGGCGTCCGTCCATGTCGATGTAGACGACGACGTCAAGTCTACGCAGGAGGGGCTGGTTTCTCTGGTTGGGGTACCAGGTGTCGGGGGGATAGTTGGAGGTGATGATGATGGTTCGGGCGACAAAAGGCTTACTTCCAACTTTGACGTCGATGATGAGGGGGTATCGATCGAGTACGTGTAGCGCCACACCGTAGGGGATCGTGCCCGTGACGAAGTCATCGATGACAACGTGATCGTGACCGTCGTAGCCACACCAGTAGTTTCCGCCACGGAAGGGGTACGCTCCAGGATTCTGCTGATATGCCCAGCGTGACTTGCCAGTTCCTGATGGTCCGTAAAGTACGGTGACGTGAGTCTTCCATTCTCTACCGTTAGTAACTAGTCTACGATACTTGTCGATAGCATTGTGGTTTCGGGCCCAAGTGGCTCCATACTTCTCTGCGATGTCCCTCTCGGACATGCCCTGCTTCACATCGGCCATGAGAAG